TGTTTACACTGTGCCACCAAAATTTCCAAGTCCTTTGGAAATTGACCACTCATACGAATCTCAAGATCAGTAAGGAATAAAATGGCGGGATACCCAGAAAAAGATAAAGGTTATCAGATGTGGATTACAGACCTACAACTAATAGCTACAGATGCACCATCAGGAAATAAGATATTAGATCAGTGTCTAGAGGTTGCTGAGATGTTGATTAAAAAAAATATTTCTTATGGAGATTCAGCATTAAACCCAATGAGACTATTTGCTAAATCTGATTCAGTAGAACAATTAAAAGTTCGTATTGATGATAAGTTAAATAGAATTAGTAATGCTCAGGGATTTGCAGGAGATAATGATATCGATGATTTAATAGGATATTTAATCTTATTAAAGATTGCTAATAAGCCTGATTGATTTTAGTTGACTAAGATGGTACAATAATACAATGACAATGGAAATAGATCTTCCTCAACATATGGATAGAATGAATGCTGTAGTAGAAAAATTACTTCAGGGTAATTCCGCCAGTCAAATTGCTACCCTTACTGGATTTAAGCGACAGGAAGTTGTTGAACTTATTGATGAATGGAAGTCTATTGTTCATAATGACAATGCCACTAGGGATCGTGCTAAAGAGGCAATTTCTGGTGCTGATCAACATTATGCAATGCTTATTAAAGAAGCTTGGAAAACTGTAGAAGATGCAGATCAGGCGGGTCAACTAGGAGTTAAAGCTACAGCCCTTAAGTTAATTGCAGATATAGAAACTAAAAGAATTGGTATGCTTCAGTCAGTAGGCGTACTTGAAAATAATGAGATCGCATCTCAAATTGCAGAAACAGAACGTAAACAAGAAGTTCTAGTTAAAATATTAAAAGAGGTTACATCCACTTGCCCTAAGTGCAAGATGGAAGTTGCAAAAAGACTTTCCCAAATTACTGGCATAGTTGAATCAGTTGTGATTGAGGAAGAAGTTAGTGGACTTTAGTTTTGATGATCTTATTGACATACTGGATGGCGAAGAATTTGAAGAGCGCCCAGTTGATTTAAGGACGTTTGTAACTAGTCCAGATTTCTTAGGATTACCGCCTTTATCTGAATTACAATATACTTTAATTGAAAAGTCATCTCAAATTTATAAAGAAACTACTTTAAAAAAATTATTTGGTGATGAAGAAGGTCAAAGAATATATAAACAGACATGTACAGAAGTTATTGCACAATTAGGCAAAGGTTCTGGAAAAGATTATTCATCTACAATTGCTGTTGCATATATTGTTTATTTACTTTTATGTTTAAAAGATCCAGCTACATATTATGGCAAACCACCTGGAGATTCAATTGATATTCTTAACATTGCTATCAACTCTCAGCAGGCCAATAACGTATTCTTTAAAGGTTTTAAGACCCGTATAGACCGTTCACCATGGTTCATTGGCAAGTATGATCCCAAAGCGTCTGAAATCAAATTTGATAAGGCTATAACGGTACACTCAGGTCACTCAGAACGTGAAGCATGGGAAGGATATAACGTTATTGTAGTTATTCTTGATGAAATTTCAGGTTTTGCTATTGAAAATACAACTGGACATGATCAAGCAAAAACTGCTGATGCTATTTATGATATGTATCGTGCATCGGTTGACTCACGTTTCCCAGACTTTGGTAAAGTAATTTTACTTTCTTTTCCACGTTTTAAGAACGATCCAATACAAAAGTTTTATAATTCAGTAATTGCTGATAAAGAGACAATTGTTCGTTCGCATAAATTTAAAATGGACAACGATCTTCCAGATGGAACAGACGGAAATGAATTTGATATTGAATGGGAAGAAGATCACATAAATAGTTATTTAGTTCCTAAAGTATATGCTTTAAAACGACCAACATGGGAAGTCAATCCAACTAGAAGCATTGAAGATTTTAAGGTGGCTTTTTACAAGAACCCACTAGATGCTCTAGGTAGATTTGCATGTATGCCACCAGAAATGGTTGATGCATTCTTTAAATCTAGAGAAAAAGTTGAAAAAGCATTTAATAATACTGGTTTAGCTGTGGATAATTTTGGTAGATTAGAAGAATGGTTTAAACCAGATCCAGATAAAAAATATTTCTTGCACGTAGACCTTGCACAAAAGCATGACCATTGTGCAGTTGCTATGTCGCATGTGTCTAGATGGGTTAATGTTAGAGTAACTAATGAATATTCTCAGCCAGCACCAATTGTAGAAGTTGACGCAGTTAGATATTGGACTCCTACTCCAGATAAATCTGTAGACTTTACTGAGGTTAAAGATTATATTTTGGCATTAAAGAGTCGTGGATTTAATATAAGCGTATGCACATTTGACCGTTGGAATTCTCACGATATGATGCAGCAATTAAAATCATATGGAATTAATACTGAAATTTTGTCTGTAGCTAAAAAACATTACGATGACATGGCAATGGTTGTACTTGAAGAAAGATTAAATGGACCACATATCCCATTGCTTATTGATGAATTATTGCAGTTAAAAATTATGCGTGATAAGGTTGATCACCCAAGAAAAGGATCCAAAGACTTAGCGGACGCAGTTTGTGGTTCCATATTTAACTCAATCAGTAGAACCAGAGCTGAAATGAATAATGAAGTTAATGTTCATACCTACGAGTCATTTGTAGAAGACAATGATCTTGGAACGGACACAAAAGATCCAGAAGAGTTTGTACAAAATATGATTAGAGCACCTAGAATGCCAGAGCATTTGAAAGAGTCAATAGAAAGCATGATGATAATATGAGCGAATATCAAGAAAGAGCCAAAGAATGTAAGTGTTGTGGAAAGCATGTTCCACTACCAACAGTTTTAAAAGAATATAACGGCATTATGTTATGTCCAACTACATTTGCAAATGTAGCTGAATATACTAGAATATGGAAATCAATTAGTAAAAGACCATCTGGAAATATTAGAAAACATTTTTCTGATTATGTACAACAAATTGTTGAAGAAAGTATTGACAAAAACCCAGACGGAACGTTATAATTAATCCTACGAGGACCAGTAGCCAAGTTGGTCAAGGCCCCGAACTCATAATTCGGCTATCGTAGGTTCAAGTCCTACCTGGTCTACAGAAAGGTATATAATAAATACATGGAGCCAGAAGAGTCGTTAGAGTATTATATTGAGATAGGTGCTGTAGAAATTGCTGGCATTGAAGAAGATGGAGAGTTTATATTTAAAATTACTCCACAGGCGCAGACTTTGGCTCCAGAATTATGGGAAGCACATCAAGAACATGTTGATGGTGTATTAGTAGATTTATTTGAAAAGGGTTTATTAAGTGTGAGTTATGATGAAAATTTAGATGCTCATATTGAATTATCTGAAGAAGGAAAAGCTGTAGCTAAAGAATTTGGCCTTATAGAGTTTGAAGAATAATGTTTTGCCTTCGTAGCTCAGGGGATAGAGCGAGACTCTTCTAAGGTCTGCGTCGCAGGTTCGATTCCTGCCGAGGGCGCAATGCGGATGTTGCATATTGGTAGTGCCTCTGCCTTCCAAGCAGAAGGGGTGAGTTCGATTCTCATCATCCGCTCCAAAATTTACAAATGATATAATTATCATATATATTACCCATAGGAGATACAAATGGAAGCTTTAATTCAACAGCTTAGACTACTTCAGTCAAGCACATTTATTTATTATACAAAGGCACACGGATACCACTGGAATGTGGAGGGGATTTTGTTTAATGAATTCCATGAGTTCTTCGAAGATATTTACACAGATGCTTATGAAGCTGTAGATACATATGCAGAATGGATCAGATCTTTTGGACAAAAGGCAACATTTGATGCACCAACAGTATTTGCAATTTCTGCAGTTAAATATGATTTAGGACAAGAAGCTAATAATCCAGTTCAGATGCTACAGTCTTTACTAAATTCAAATGAGCAAATTATTACAGACCTCAAGAATGCTTTTAATATGGCATCTGGTGCAAATGAACAAGGAGTTGCAAATTTCTTTGCAGATAGAATTACTGCACATGAAAAGTTTAGATGGAAGATTACTGCGTCTTTGAAGACAACAGTTAATAATTAAGGAGATAAAATGGCAAAGGCAAAAGGAACAGCAGCAAGATTAGTTGAAGTAGCTTTAGCAGAAGAGGGTTACGTAGAAGGACCAAAGGATAATGAAACAAAGTACGGTGCTTTTACAAAGGCAAACTTTTTACCATGGTGTGGATCTTTTGTTATGTGGTGTGCAAACGAAGCTGGCGTAACAATGCCAAATACCGTTTCTACGATGGCAGGTGCAGCGTCATTTAAGTAGATGGGCACATGGACAGATGCACTTGGTGCAACTCCAGAACCTGGGGATATTGTTTATTTTGATTTTGCAGCTGGCGGTGCTCCAATTGAGCATGTTGGTATTGTAATTAAAAATAATGGAGACGGAACTGTAACGACTATTGAGGGCAATACTAGCGGTGATAAAAAGAAATCTGGATCACAAGCAAATGGCGGAGAAGCAGTAATTAAAGTACGTGCTTATAAGAAAAATGCAAAAGGTATTCCATCATTTATTGTAGGATTTGGTCGTCCAAATTATAAGGGAAATGAAATTACAGCTAAGGTTGTTCCAACAGAAGTACCAGCATTTCCAGGACAAATTAGACCTGGAGACAAGGGAGATTCAGTTAAGCTTGTACAGCATGCATTGACACTTGTTGAAGATGGAGATTTTGGTCCAGCTACAAAAGCAAAGGTAATTGCATTTCAAGACAATCATCCTGGATTAGATTCAAATGGTATCATTGGTCCAAAAACTTGGGCAGAATTGATGAAGTTAATATGATTAAAAATAATAAAGTTGCAGTAACACTTGCAGTTGTTATGCTATTTGTTTCTAATTCAGCTTATGCAGCTACTCCAGATTGGGTATTGCCACACACAAAAGATACCCCTGGAGTAATTAATAAGTCTGTTACGCAAGATAACATTAAAGATAATATTTGTAAGTCTGGATGGACAGCTACAATTCGTCCAACAGTTGCTTATACAAATAAGCTTAAGGATGATCAGTTAAAGACAACATATGCAGACTATGTAAAAATTTGGGGTCCTAAAGCGTCTGCTTATGAAGAAGATCATTTGATTTCATTGCAGTTGGGCGGAGATCCAAAAGATCCTAAGAACCTATTTCCACAACCATATGCTGGAAGTAATGCACGTAAGAAGGATGTTGTAGAAACTAAACTTAAGAAGTTGGTTTGTGCAGGAACCCTCAAGCTTGCAGATGCTCAAAAAATGATTTCTACAGATTGGGCTGCAGCATATAAAAAGTATGCTTCTAATGATACAGCAGTAGACGATCTGGACAACTAAAAAATAATTTGATATAATAATATACGGGTCGTCCAATAGGAGGCCCGTATATTAATTTATTCGCTTAAAGGAGGAATAACGTGGTAAACACATTTACATTGGATCTTTTTAAAGATCCATTTTTTATTGGTTGGGATCGCCATTTTCAAGATCTCGAAAAGGTAATGCATAATTCAACTAATTATCCACCATATAATTTGGTAGAAATGAGTGAAGATACCTATATGATTGAGCTGGCTTTGGCTGGATTCAAGAAAGAAGATATCTCTATTGAACAGGAAAAAAATGTTCTGACAATTAAGGGATCTTCAGAAGCAGATTCAAACAAGTATATTCATAAAGGAATTGGTGCAAGAGACTTTACAAGAACATTCTCTTTGTCTGAATATATGATTGTGGCAGGAGTAACGATGGAAAACGGAGTACTAAGAGTACTTGTAGTTAGGGATGTGCCAGAAGAGGCAAAGCCTAAAAAGTTTGAAATCATGGATTCTTTTACCCCAGAGGAAAAAGTATTTGCCCCATCATCACGTAAGAAAAAGAAAGAAATAGTATAATAAAGATCTGCACCCCGTCACTGGGGAGTCGCAGATAACGGGCGCTACCCGTTGGATGGACCTGAGCATGTCTATAAACTGCTCTTTATTATTAAAGGATAGATATGCCAGTATATGAATACAAATGTGGTGAAGATGAATCACACGCATTACTTACAGTAACAAGATCCATATCAGAAGATGATCCAGGATACTTGTGTGAAGAATGTGACTCAATAATGATAAGACATTTTACCCCTTTTGGCATTCAGTTTAAAGGCAATGGCTTTTATAAAACAGACAATTCTAAGTAACTAATTTAATTTAACAACACTTTTCTGTTATAATTACTATGTAACATAAATACGTATGTTTACATAGGAGAGTCAGTTGACTAGAAAGTTACAGTACACTTTAACCAGCTTGTTTATAATGGGCTGGCTTTTCCTTTTTGGACCAAGCGTTGCATATGGTGATGAAATTCCAGCGCCTGCAGAACAAGTGGTTGTAAGCCCAGCACAACAAGCTGTTAATACAGCACTTGCTACCGCAACTACAGAAGTAGCACAAGCAGTAGCAGCATCAGACACGGCAACTGTAACAGTAGCCACAGCAGTTCAAGCAGTAACAACATCTAATACAGCAGTAACAACAGCCAACACGGCAGTTGCCTCAGCAGTATCTGCAGTAGCAGAAGTATCTAGTGTGTCTACAGCGGTAGAGACAGCAACAGCAGTTATTCAGACAGTTACTCAAGCCATAACTAGCGTAACTCAGGCAGTATCAGCAATCCCAATAAGCGCTACAACCCAAACACCAGAAGTTGTGGCAGCTCAAGCAGTAGTATCAGCAGCAGTCCCTGTAATTGAATCAGCAACAGCCACAGTTATAGCCACAGCAACTCCTTTAATGACAACAACTTCTACGACAGTTGAACAGGTTTCTACAGCAATTGCAACAGAGGTTGCTAAATCAGAAACAGCCACAGTTTTGGTTCAATCAGCACAAACAGCAATAGATACTGCTACTGCAACAGTTGCTACAGCAACTACGGCGGTGGCAGCAGTAACACCTGCACGGACAGAAGCTCAAGCACAATTAACTCAAGCAAATATAGCAATTAATAATGCTCAAGATGCAGTTAATGCATTAGCTGCAACAATTGGAGC